TAGATAAGGATTATGATTATACAAGAGGTAATTTATATTCACTCATAGAAAAAGGACAGGAAGCGATCAATGGTATTATGGAAGTTGCAGGTGAAACTGCTAGTCCAAGAGCATATGAAGTTGCAGGACAACTTATCAAATCAGTTGCAGATACAACAGATAAATTATTAGATTTACAGAAGAAAGTCAAAGAAGTAAATGAGGATGAAGGAAAGACAAATAATAACGTCACAAACAACGCATTATTCGTAGGATCAACGTCAGAACTATCAAAATTAATAAAACAAGGATTTCTAAATAATAAAGAGAAATCCGACACTGCTAAATAATTGTGAAGAAATGTAAAGTTGGCTACTATTATTGTTACACTGACAAAAAGTGTAAGAAAATTCCTGTGGGATATCGCAGAGGATTAGGTGGTTATCTTCGTAAAGAAACCGAAGAAGAAAAAAAGAGGAGCATGAAGTATAAAAGTTCTTTGGAAAATAATAAATACAATTATACGTGTCCAAAGGGTAACACGAAAGACTACCCTAATATGTTAATTTATAAAAAACAAGGTTATGCCAACAGTAAAATATAAAGGCGGTATGAAAAAATTCCCATACAACGCCGTGGGAAAAGCACAAGCACATTCCTTTGCACAAATGATGAAAGGAAAAAAGAAAGATAACCCAGGCTACGGCATGGAGAAAAAGTCTTACTAAGATGGATGAGCTAGATATTGAAAAATTAAAAAAGAAAAAATTTAACATTTCTGTTGAGAATCTAATTACTCTAGGTGCAGTGGTAGTTACAGTTGTGGGTATGTGGTACTCGCTCCAGGAAGACATAGAGCTTGCTAAGGCTCTGCCCGAACCAGAGGTATCTCGAACTGAGTATGATTTAAAAGATCAGCTCATCAGAGAAACAATAATCAATACACAAGAGAAAGTGCAGGAGAATGGTGAGAAGTTAGAAGATATTGACCAGAAATTATTTGAAATTATAACCAAGGACTAATGAGAGTATTAATTTTAGCATTACTGTTTAGTGTTTTTAGTTATGGTCAAGAAATAACAACCATACATTTTAATTACAAATGGAACACTGGTAATGAATACAAAGGTTTGGATAGACTCCGAAACACTAAGGTTCAATACGCTTTTGTGGAAGACCAAAGTGATAACCTTAAAAGGTCTATAAAATCTGTTCCGACTATAGTGATATACAAAGGACAAACCCCTGTCGCAAAATTTGAAGCGGGTTTATCTATGGAGATTTTAGTAAGGCTTGATAGTATTCAAAAAATAATAAACAAACATAAAGACTGATGGCGAAGAAAAGAACAGGACGTAAAAACAAAATATGCCCAGCAGGTATAGCTTGGGCTAAAAGAACTTTTGATACTTACCCGTCTGCCTATGCAAACATGGCAGCAAGCAAGTATTGTAAAGACCCTAACTACGCCAAAAAAGCAAAAGGTAAAAAATGAGTAAAATGAATAAAAAAGCCCGCAAGGGTAAAAGACCAAACCTAGGAATGCAAAGTGTTATATATGGTATTGATAATAATCCAGGTATAACAGCAGCTGATCCTAAGGCTAAATTTATTGCAAAAAAGAAAAAGTAATGGGTGAGCTTAAAAACTGGGTAAAGCAAGACTGGGTTCGTATTGGTACGGATGGTAAAATCAAAGGCAAGTGCGGGACTAGTAAAGATAAAAAAAATCCAGACCGCTGTCTTCCCAGAAAAAAAGCCTTAAGATTATCTAAAAGACAGTTAGCTCAGACAGCTCGTAAGAAAAAAAGAGAAGGGGCCAAAGGTAAAACAGTAGTAGCAAATACTAAAGCAGCGAAAGTAAGAAACGCATAATGGCAGACAAAAGTAAAATGGCTTGCAACAAGCCGACGAAATCAGACAGAGCAGGTAAAAAGAAAATGGTTAAAGCTTGTGCTAATGGCCAGGAAAAACTTATTCACTTTGGAGCTACTGGTTATGGTCACAATTATTCTGCTGCAGCGAGAAAAAGTTTCAGAGCAAGACACAAGTGTGGACAAGCAAAATCAAAACTAACAGCACGCTACTGGGCGTGTAAAAATTTGTGGGCTGGCTCAGGTGGTTCTACAAAATCTTCACCAAAAAATAGACAAGGAAAATATTAGTATCTTTGTTATAAATTTATAAATTATGAAACAAGGATACAACGCTAGACTAGACGAATCTCTAGGAGCAAAACACGGAAAAAAGTCTCAATCATTTAAAGATAGAAGAGACGAAAGCAAAGCTATGTCTAAGAAAATGTACAAACACGCTTACGGTGGTGACCATTCAATGGCATACGAATCTCATGGTGAGAAAGGTAGTGTAAAAGCACACTTATCATCTTTAATAAAGAAGTAATGGCAACTAAAGGTAGAACTAAAAAGCAACCTTTTCCTGCGATCAAGAAAAAGAACGAAGGAAAGTTTACTAGCTGGGTAGAAAAAAACATGCCCGGCAAGTCTACTTGTTCAGCTGCCTCTGCAGTTATGAAGAATACAGATAAGTATTCTAAAGCAGTTGTGGCTATGGCAAACTACGCTAACAACTTTGGTTGTAAAAAATAAATACTATGAAGAAATTAGGAGCATGGCTTATTAAAACTTCTCATGCTATCGCAAGATGGTGGGGAAAATTAACACATGGTGTTAAATGTAAATGGAATAAGATTATCTTTGCAATATCTTTTAAGATGAAAGATTGTTCAAATGGTGAAAAAATATGTACTTGTAACAAATGAAATCAAGAGGACTAGGAGACGACATAGAAAAATTTACTAAGTTTACTGGAATCAAAAAAGCAGTAGATATAGTAGCAGATAAGTTTAACAAGGATTGTGGGTGCGATCAAAGACGTGATTCGCTTAACCGCATATTTCCTTATAATAAATAAAAAATGGCATACCAAAAATTACAGGCAGGAAGAGCATGGTCGGTTTATAAATCAGACAACACCGATATTCCTGACATAGGAACTGCAGGGCCAACTGGAACAACGACCAGTGGAAGTGCAACACAACTAATTGATAATACAGCTACGTTTTTAACAAACGGAGTTAAGTTAGGAATGATTGTCGTTAATACAACAGACGGTACTCAGACTACTGTGATTGGTATTGAAAACGACACAACACTTACAGTTGCTAATAATATATTTGCGGTAACTGCTAAAGCATACGCTATTTATGGCGGTGAGCAAGAAGGAGCGGTACTATACATTGGTACAGCAGGAGATCTAAAAGTAGAAACGGTAGCCGGTGACGAGGTTACGTTTGTAGGAGTAAATACAGGAGCGTTTTTTCCAGTTCATGTAAGAAAAGTTTTTGCAACAGGAACAAGTGCTTCTAACATTATAGCTCTGTGGTAATAGGTATAGTTATATGTCTTTAATAATTGCCATAGGAAATTACATCGGGATAAACCAATTAGGTATTACCCCGCCCTATGGAGGAGAAGATATAATTACTGAAACCGGAGTTCAAATGGTAAGTGAGACAGGAAGTCAAGATTTAATAACAGAACAAGCACCTTAATAGAAAAAAAATGGCAGTAAAATTTTCACAATTTACAACAGGGAGCACTCTAGCGGACATAGATTATTTCGTTGGATATAAGGGTACAGACAACATACAAGTACCTAAAGCTCTTTTGACTGGAACTACATATACGGTAGATGTTCCAACAGCAACAACAAATATAAACCTAGCAGGTAGTGATGGTAGCAACGATGCTATTACACTGACAGCTGGAACAGATATATCTCTAACAAGAGTTAGTGATAGTGAGATCTCAATTGCATCAACTGCAACTGGAGATACATATACACTTCAAGCTGGAGCTAAAGCAGGTTCTAGTGTTCCATTACAATTAGACGCTGCGACAGGTTCTGATTCAGCAGTTAATTTAACAGAAGGTGCAGGAATTACTTTAACACAAAACTCAGCAACAGAGATAACAGTAGCTGCCACTGCCACAGGGACTACAGTTGTTAAAGACCAATTTACAGGAAACAACTCAACAACAGCATTTACATTATCTACTACTCCAAGTAGCGCAGATAATGTTAACATATTTATAAGCGGTGTATATCAAAACTCCAAAGATTCTGGGGGAACGGCGAACTATACAGTTTCAGGAACAACATTAACGTTCACAACTGCGCCACCAACAACCGCAGCAAATGGTATAGAAGTAGTAATAACACAATAACGTTTAGCTCATGGCAACAAACAAAGTAACTACAAACGTAATTGACATGAGTGGTAACACTGGAGGTCTAGTGTGGGCTAAGGGAACTACAACCGAAAGACCAACAGGAGTTGCTGGAGACGTTAGATTAAACACAACAGAAAACTGGCTCGAATACAAAGACAACGGAACAGTATGGAAAAGATTTTCTGAAGGAGCAGCATCACCTAGTGTAGATTTTTTCGCTGACTTCCTAGTTTTAGGAGGTGGAGGTGGAGGTGGTAAACCTTCTACAAGTAACGCACAAAAACCTGCTGGAGGTGGGGGTGCTGGAGGACTTCGTACATCTTATGGTTCGACATCTGGAGGAGGAAGTTCAGCAGAATCACAATTAGGTTTAGAATTAGGAGCATCCTATACAGTTACAGTTGGAGCTGGTGGAGCAGCGGCAGGAGGAAGTTCAGCTGGACAAGGTAGCAATGGAAGTGACTCTGTATTTGGAAGTATAACATCACTTGGTGGTGGTGGTGGAGCAGCCGGATTAAACTCTGGTGCAGTCGGTCTATCTGGTGGTTGTGGTGGTGGAGGGGCACACACAAATTCCGGAGGTGCTGGTACTGCTGGTCAAGGATTTGCTGGACAAACCGGGCCTTTTGGTAAAGGTGGTGGTGGTGGAGGTACTGCAGCTGGAGGAGCAAGCAGTACAAGTGGTGCAAGTGGAACTTCAG